GATGGCGATGTCGAGATGCTGACCGCCGCCATCTTTGATCAAGCAGCCATTGAAGCGCTAACTGAGAGCAAGCCGCTCCTGACGACGGTGCCAAATGTTCAGATCATCAAGACGGGGATCGAGTACCCACTTAGCTCAGGACCGACAACGTTCACCGCCGACGACCTCGCTGCTGCCGTGGAGGCGCAATCAGACCCCGCGATCCCGCAGCCGCGCATCTGGATTGGACACCCAGACGATAAGCGTATTCACGGCGAACGCGGGCGCGGTCAGCCTTCTGGTGAACCTGCCATCGGCAAGGTCACCGACATGCGGCTCACGGAGGATGGGCATTGCATTGTGGGTGATCTTACTGGTGTGCCGATATGGTTTGCCAATATCATGTCATCGGCGTTCCCGGCGCGCTCAATCGAGGGCCGATTCAACATCAAGACGCCGACAGGAAAGCACCACCGATTGGTGATCAGCGGACTGGCAATGCTCGGTGTTACTTGGCCGGGCGTACTTACCCTCAACGACATCGCAAGCCTGTATGCGAAGGAAGGACCAAAGGACATAAAACTCACAGAAGCATCACCCGAGCAGCCGGTCAGCATCACAGCTGCGAGCGACCGTCAAGTAACAGCGCAGGTGACCGTAGAGGACTTGCGCCGTGCCTGGTACGAAACAAACCGGGGTGACCCGGAGAAGTTCAACTGGTGGATCAGGAGCATCTACATCGAGCCGAACGAACTGATCATCGACGCTGATGATGGCGGTACGCTGCTGCGGCAGCCGTTCAGCATCAAAGGCGAGAAGATCAAGTTCCTGAAGCCCAAGAAGGTCAAGATCAAATACGTCAACGCAGCGCATGGAGGGATCGAAGCCGAGCCGATCAACGTAGACCGCCCACATATTGCGCTCTTTGAGCAACAGGTTCTCAACGTCCAAGTGCCGACTGGGAACTACATCGAAATCAAGCTAGGAGGAAATCAGAAGTGAGACTTCACTTCGATGAAGGTGAGCGAGAGGTTCTCATCGCCCGTCTCAGCTTGGACGATGACGCCGATGACGCGGCTATCGCCCAGGCTCTGGCGACGTGGATGCAGGAGCAGCCCGCCGCTGAAAGCAACGACAACGAAACGGCCGCCTCGAACAACCTCGATGGCGTCACCGACAGCGGCGACTTCGTCATCGTCGATGTCGCGTCGTTCCGCCGCTACCAGCAGCGCGATCAGATCGCGGGCGAGGTCGAAGAGACCATGCGGCGGCGTGACCGCGACGACCTGATCGCGGAGGCCGTTCACGACGGCAAGATCAGCCCAGGACGCGCCGACCACTACCGCGCTCGCTACGATGAAGACCCGGGTGGCATCACGACGCTGCTCGGCCGTCTGACACCGAACACGGTGCCGTTGGAAGAGCGTGGCGCCGACGTGCCGACCGATGAGGTCGACGATACGTCATACCCGCAGGAGTGGGTGCCTGAGGTCGCGGCGCGTGCGCAGCGGTCACCCAGCCGCGTCCATGGGGAGGATTGACCATGGCCGAGTCACAGGCACACTACGATCCCGGCGCGGATATCACCTGCCGTCACACGGCAGGCGTCGCTGGCGGACGGTGCGTCAGCTATCCGGTCGCGCGCTCGACTGGTGGCCCGTCTGGCATCAGCGATACCGGTGACGGGCTTCTGACCGTCACGAACCCGGCTGCCAACGCCATGATCTTCGGCGTCACCAGCCACGACGTGGCGGCAGGCGGCGTCGTCAACATCATGCGCGCGCCGAAGGTGGTCGGAATCGAGTGCTCTGGCAACGTTGCCATCGGAGCATTCGTCAGCACCGGCACCGATGGCCGGATCGCCACGTCAGCAGCAGCGGCGGGCGCAGTCGGGCGCGCACTGAGCGCTGGCTCATCAGGAACGTTCGCAATGGTCGAGCTATTCAGTGGCCCGGCCTCGGCTCCGTGAGAAAGGAGGGAATACATGTCAGCTCTTATGGACCTGCGTGAAGCGTATCCGCCGATGACGACATACGACGACATCATCGCGGCGGAAGCGAGTCGCGTTCACTTCGAGCCGGGGTTTGTCGACCTGGGCGATGGGTACTTCGCGCTTACGTCAGGCGAAGAGATCATGGCTCAGCTGACGCACGCGCAGACCGCGCACCCGCTCGGCCCGCCCACGATCAGCGGCACGACGTACTCAGTCGACTTGATGCTGCGGCAGCCTGTCCGAATCACTCGCATGATCATGGACATGACGCTCCAGCGCTTCGTCGCTGATCGCATCTTCGCCTCGGGCGGTGGTGTGACCGGCGGCTCGGTCGTGTACGACTCGGTGGAGGCGAACGACCTCTACACCGAGCGCGATGTCGAGCGTGTCGCGCCGGGCGGCGAGTTCCCCATCATCACGAGCCAGCGGCGCGCTCCCGGCGTTGCTGAGGTCGAGAAGTGGGGCGGCAAGGTCTGGATCTCAGATGAGGCCCGTGACCGCAACGACAACATCATGTTCACGAACCAGGCGCGGCAGCTTGGGAACACGATCGTGCGCAAGATCAACGCGCGTGCCATCCAGGTTCTGGAGGCGCTGTTTACGGCCTACCCGAGCCGCGTTGTCGTGTCGAAGAGCCAGCCCGTCGGCGGCTGGGATGCCGTCACTCCGTACGGCGCGACGCCGTCAGCACCGGGCACATGGCCGGCCGCTGACTTCGCGATGGCAGCCGAGGTCGCTGAGACCGATGAGCTGGGCATCCGGTACGACCTCTGGATTCTGAATCCGGGGAACTACACGGACCTGCTGCTGCTGTACGGCGGCGATGGCATCCAGGAACTGCTGAGCACGCTCGGCCTGGAAATCTACGTCACGAACCGCGTCACGCTGAACACGGCGTACGTCGTGGCTCAGCGCCAAGTCGGGCAGATGCGCACAGAGCAGCCGCTGGGAACGGAGACATGGCGGGAGCCGAACCGCCAGCGCACCTGGGTGCAGTCATCCGTCCGTCCGCTCATGTTCGCCGACAATCGTTTCGCCGCCCTCAAGGTGACGAACCTGAAGGGCTGAGATGTCAGCGCCGGAAGTGCAAACCCGCGATACCGCTGATGACCTAAAGCCAGCGCGCGTTCGTGTGCGCCAGCTTGACTACATCACGAAGGGAACAAACCCGCTTGGCCATGAGGTTGACAAAGTCGCCACGGCCTACGGTCCGGGTGCCCCGCAGAACGATCCCACCAGGCGCCCTGGCCTGGACCCGGAGTCGCAGGAGTACGCTGACCTTGTCAGCGACTTCAAGCACGGGCAGCTCATCATGGTCAGGCCGCAGGCGTACATGGGTCTGATCGCTAGCGATTCCATCAGGGATGTGGAAACAGACGAGCAGGGTCAGGAGGTCGAGGAAGAGGTCGTTGACATCAACACGATGTCGGTTGAAGATCTGTCGGAATGGATCAGGAACGATCGGCCGACGGTGAACGATGTCGTCAAGGCATCCGATGGTGAGCCTGAGCTAGCGAAGCGGCTGCTGGAAGCCGAGTCGCGCGCCCAAGACGGCGAGCCTCGACAGGGCGTTGTCAGGGGGTTGGGCGCAGTCATCTCACGCGGATGACCTAAACATGGGACCGGGCCTCGTCCTGCCCTGGGGTCCGGTCCCGCCTAAACATCATGCCATTCGATACTAGATTCAGACCAGAGACTTCAGACGTAGCGGTCTTCATCAAGAACCGCACGGTCGACAACAACAACAACTTCCTCGGTGACTTTACTACCGGCACTATCGTCACGCAGGACGAGGTCAATCTTATCATCGATCAGGCTGGGGAAATGGTGCTGGCGGCGCTGCGCTGGGACGCAACTCTGACACCGGCTCCGATCCCTGACGATAACATTCCGGCGGTAAGAGGACTCATCGCTCTGTTCTCGGCGATCTTTGTCGAGGTGACGAAGTTCAGCGAGCAGATCGCCCGCACGGTGTCGCCGTATCCGTACCTCAAAGAGCAGTTCGACAAGATGCTCGCTGAGAAGCAGGCTGAGCTAGGCATCATGCCGCCGCAGGGCGGGGGCGGTGGCGGACTGTCGCTCGTCGATCTGATCGCCAACCAGTACGGCAAGGCTTTGTACGCCTTCCCCGAGCTACCGATGGTGAACTGGGAAACCGCTTTCTGATGCCCGAGTTCATAGCACCGACGCAGCGCGTTGAAGACTTTTTGTTCGGCATCCAAACTATTGGTGAACGGGCCGAGCACCTGAAGCCGGTGCTACAAGACATCGCCGACGAGATCATGAGGCGCGAGCGGCGACTCTTTGAAAGCCGTGGCGCGACCGGCGGGCGCTACTGGACGCCATTGCGGGCATCGACAGTGCGGCGCAAGACTTCAGCAGGAGCGACGAACCCTCTCAGCCCTCTGCGGCTCACTGACGCTCTTATGGAGAGCTTGTCGGTGCGCGGCGCGCGTTACCAGATTCTCAACGTCGATGACAGCGGACTTGAGTTCGGCACGCGCCACCCGCAGGCCGATCTTCATACATCGGGTACGCGCAAGATGCCAGCGCGCCCGCCGTTGGTCGTGCCAAAGAAGCACGCGCATGAGTACATCGGCAAGCTGAATGACTTTATCTTCGGCGAGGGCGACTATGCCTGATGTTGTCTTTGGCCCGCTACTCTCCTTCACTGACATCGAGCAGCGCATCCTTGCTCATTACAAACTCTGGATGC